CGGCTACCACGGAACATGCGCGTCATCTTCAGCCTCGGTGGGAAGCAGGACAGTCTTGTCGACCTCGACCGCGACAGACACGCCGACGTCTTCCCAACGATTGAAGCGTTGAATGAGGCCGGCTACTACGACCAATCCGCTACCGACCTTCTGGCCATCGTCGCCCCGTTCAACAAGATCGGCATAGTCGCCAACAACCTTCCAGTCGCAAACAAGAGGTTCGATGGCAAGACAATGTCAGGGTTACGACCAACACAGAACACAAACACTGCCAGCACCAACGAGTAGAGCGAGCAACGAGGTACTATGGCCACCGTGACCGACACCAACCAATCGCAGACAACGCGAGTAGCCAAGGTGCGTCCATCCTCGACAGACTTCATGGAAGTCGGTTCAACTGGACTCAACCAGACCGGCGGCATCGTTCAAGACGACTTCCTGCGACAACTCCAAGGTAAGCAGGCGTACGCAAACTTCCGCGAGATGGCAGACAACGACCCTGTCGTCGGCGCCATGCTTCACGCCATCGAGATGATCGTCCGTTCAGTCGACTGGTCAGTCGAACCAAGTGACCCAGCGAACCCGAGGGCAATCGAGGAAGCACAGTTCGTGTCGACTTGTATCAACGACATGAGCACCTCGTGGGACGACACACTCGCCTCTATCCTCACGTTCCTCGTCTACGGCTTCTCTTATCACGAGATCGTGTACAAGTACCGCAACGGTTACACCGACGACGCGGCCACTCGCTCCAAGTACAACGATGGGCGAGTCGGCTGGCGCAAGTTGCCCATCAGAGCGCAGGACACTGTTCAACGATGGGACATGGACGACAACGGCGGCATCCGTGGCATGTATCAGATGGACCCGCACGCCCCCGACAAAGGTCTGGTCTATCTGCCTATCGAGAAGTGTCTTCTCTTCCGTACGACAACGAAGATGAACAACCCACAAGGCCGGTCGATTCTTCGCAATGCGTTTGTGCCGTGGTACTACAAGAGACGCATCCAAGAGATAGAGGCCATCGGAATCGAACGCGACCTCGCCGGAATGCCCGTGGCATACGTGCCACCGCAACTCCTCTCGAACAACGCCTCGTCCGATGAACGCGCTGCTCTTTCAGCCATCAAGCAGATCGTCCGTAACATCAAACGTGACGAACAAGAGGGCATCGTGTTCCCTCTTGCCTATGACCCGGACACCAAACTGCCTGCCTATGACTTGAAACTGTTGTCGACTGGTGGCCGTCGTCAGTTCGACACAAACCAGATTGTCACGCGATACGACCAACGAATCACCATGACTGTCCTCGCTGACTTCTTGTTGTTGGGACACGAAGGCATCGGCACACAAGCCTTGTCGGTCTCTAAGATCGAACTCTTCCTGACATCACTGAACGCTTACCTCAGCAACATCAGTGAGACCTTCAACAGTTACGCCATACCTCGACTCATGAGATTGAACGGCGTACCTGAAGAACTGTCTCCGACGTTGACCTACTCGCCCCCGAAGAACGTCGACCTCGAAGGCGTGGCCAAGTTCGTTACAAGCCTCGCACAAGCCGGCGCACCTCTCTTCCCAGACCAAGACCTCGAGAACTATCTGAGAGGTATGGCTGGCCTCCCGCAAGGACAAGCAGAGGAAGTCTGAGATGCCGTTCGTCGCCGGCCTCGGCAGACGACAGTCGTTCGCAGTAACCAAGGCTCGACGTCCGTTGCCCAAACCGCCCACCTTCCGACCGACGGGTGAGACGCGGCTCACCAACCTCGAACGAGAACTGGCATCAGTAGTCGAACGTGGCTTCGACAAGGTGCCCTCCAATGCCTTCCTAGCGTTAGTCACTGACCCCGAGGACCAGACATACCGGCGTGCTGTCGATGAGGCACTCGAGTCGGTACAGGACGACATCGCTGACGTACTCCACCGTCAACTAGTCGCAACAGGTCGACAGGCCACCGATGAACTCAAGACTGAACTAGCGACGTTATTCCGACAGATGTACAAGGCAGAGAAGCCCACTGTTCATCAGGTGGTCGCTAACTTCGCGTTCAACGTCGACAGTCAAGATGCCCTCGACTACGCCCGACGCGAAGCCGCAACCCTTGTCACGAACATGGGCACTGAGCAGGTCTCGGCAATGCGTGACCTCATCGCGACGTCTCGAGGCGCCAACCAGACTCGACGACAGACCTCCAGTGCTATTCGTGGCCTGCTCGAGACAGTCTCGCCGGGCACAGATGCTGGCCGGCTTGTCGCGTCGACGGTAGGTGCCAACGTGAACGGTCTGACAGTCCGCTACGAACGAGCAGTACTCAACCATGCGAACAGAGAGGCGGCGAGGCTGGCCGACGCCGGCATCACAGGCCGTAAGGCGCTGAAAGAGGTGAAGGACTCCAGCAACGCCTACGCGCATCGGCTACGACAGGCTAGAAGTAGAACGATCGCACGGACCGAGATTGTGCGTGCCGCTGAAGCCGGACGGCAAGAGTCATGGAATCAAGCCGCAAAGCAGGGACTCATCGACCCCAAGGTGGCCACGAAGACATGGAGTACTGGTCCGTACGATGTCTGTCCCATCTGCCAAGGGTTACAAGCCACCTCTGTCCCTGTGAAGGGGACATGGCCCAACAACATCAAGCACCCACCGGCACACCCAAACTGTCGTTGTACGATGGTGCTCAATACCTACCCGCCGGCCACGCCACCGCAGGCTGTCGGCTCGGGAACCGTCGACGATCCGTACAGAATCATTCACGACGATGACATACCGAACCTCGATGACTACCCGCCGTTGACTGGCACTGAGGTCGCACCGCCTGACCTCTCCGGGCCACGTAGAGCCGAAGGCCAACCAGCACCAAGGGCACCTAAGCCAACCAAGCCGAAGCCTGCTACGCCGGCTCGAGGCACTGGCATTGGGGACAAGGTGCCGTTCGATGACCTTCGTTCGCGACTCGACACAATCAGCGACGACGTCGACACCATCGGAGTCCGACTGGTAGATGAAGCGAAGATCAAGACGGCCGGCTACGAAGCCACTGTCACCAAGGAAGGCGAAGAGGTACTAGACCTCGTAGAAGAGGCAGGTCGTCGTGTTGAGGCTCGAGCCGACGAGATACTTCGAGCGGGTGGCCATAAGACGATGGACGAGGCTGCCGCTCAGTACGACGAGGCAGCCGAAGTCCTACGGAAGTCCCAAACCGACTACGCCACTCACACGTTCGACGAGTTCCAAGACCTAGCGGCGAGCAAGGGGCTTCCCATGACGCCTGATGAGATCGCGTTAGGACCAGACGCCGGACGCCTTCAATGGGCAGAGCGAGTCAAGTCGATGCCACCCGCAGAAGTCCGCAGGAAGTTGAAGTTGAAGGCAGGCGACTCTCTGGCACCCAATCGACTCATGGACGAGGTACTGAAAGGTGGCAAACAGACAGCCGAGAAGAAACGGCTAAAGGCTCTCGTCGACGCAGCACGCGATGGCCTTGAGAAGACGACCACTGAACTAGCCGGCCACGCCAAAGCACAAGCAGACGCCGTACGACAAGCGTTGAAAGAAGTACGAGAGGACTTCGGCACAGGAGTGTTCGAGGTCGAGATCAAAGAGTTCGGCGCACCACTGAAGAAACGAATCGGTAGTGCCCTAGACACCACACAACAGTCGATGCCGAAGTCATGGGTCGACAACATCAACGAATCAGGGGTCAAGGTTCAAGGCACACCCAGCCGGCCAGTATTCCGTCGCTCGACGAATACGGTCCATGTAAGTCTTCACGACGACATGGTGGCCACGACACTCCACGAAGTCACACACGTAGCCGAAACAACGACCAACCGAGTGGCTCAAGTCAACGAAGCGTTCTACCTCAGACAAACACGAGGCCAGCGAGCACGAGTGCTGTACGGGGTTGAGGGCCAGCCCGGCGCTGAAGTGGTCATCGACGACGACTTCGGAGACGCTTACGCCGGCAAGTGGTACGGGCAAGGACGAGACATGCCACAAGCGGGCAACTTCGAGACACTAACCAGAGGCATGGAGTCACTGTTCGGTCGAGACGTTATGAGTGGCCCCTTCTTCATTCGTGGTGCTTTCCGGCGTCATGTCCTTGGAGTGCTAGGGTTGCTCTAATGGCATCGTGGACTGTGTACGTGAATGGGGTGGCCACGTTCGCCGGCTATCCCGAGACAGACCAACAAACTCTCCAAGCCGTCTCGGAATGGGTGTCGACACAAGGGTCTCGAGTTGTCTGGAGACTCCCCGGCTACACCATCGAATGGAAGCCGAACGACCCTGTATCGCTCGCCATCGCGACCACTAACTACGCACAGTTCATGTACGGAACTAAGGCAGTCGTCGAACTCGAGACTGAAGGAATGACAATGCCGACATCGCCACGCCGACTACCCTCCGACGTCTTCTGACATCGAACGTCGAACGTGACACGTCTAGTATTCTTCGCTTGTGGTCGCAGTGCCTTCCTTTGTCTCTCGCAACGCCCGACGGGGGTTGAAACTCCTTGACTTTGCTGGTGACGGACTCAAGCCGGCCACGGTTCGAGAGGCTCGGCAGATGGCCGCAGGCTCGATAAGTGCCGACAAGGTCCGTCGTATGGCGGCGTGGCTTGCTCGGCACAAAGTCGACCTCGACTCGCCTGACGCTGATGCGTTCCTCGACGGTACAAAGGAACGTCCGACGCCCGGACAGGTCGCATGGTTGCTATGGGGTGGACACATCGACAGGGCACGACAAGACCGCGCCGGCCGTTGGGCCAACAAGAAGCGTGATGAACTAATCGCCTTGGGCGAACTGTCGAAGGAGTTGAACATGAACAAGATGTACGGCCGAGAGATGAAGGACGACGACGAAGAAGAAGGTGGCGAGTACGGGCCTGAGTACGACCCGCTTCAGTCTCTCTTCAACGCTTACATGGCTGCTGTTCGTATGGGGCCAGCCGCAGAGTCCTTGCTCGCGCCCATCATGTCGGTCGTCGACGAACTCCGAGGCATGTACAGCCCCAGTGAGCCGACAGACGAGCCGATGGAAGAGATGATGTCTCGACCGATGATGAAAGGTCACGGCGAATACACCAACCCTCTTCAGTGTCTCCTTCACACTTATCTAGGACTGTTGTGGTACCCAGAGCGAGGCGACCTGCGACAGATGGTGATGGACCTCATCCATGAAGCCGAAGGCATCGTCTATCCTTCTGAAGGTGAAGCGAGCACTGAAGATGGCATGGAAGGCAACATGGGTCGCAGCGACGTCATGGATAGTGCTGACGGTGGCACTGGCCGGAGTCCTGTACAGAGAGTTATCACGGAAGAGAATGGACAGTGGTGCGTCTACAGCGAAGCCACTGGTCGTTCGTTCGGCTGTTACACGAACAGGGCAGCCGCACAGGAACGCCTCGACCAGATCGAACGGTTCAGTAGCGCCCGGTTGGTATCGGCCACACTGAAGGAACTAGTCGACTGGCATGAAGACTGTCACCGTGCCGTCGACGTAACGCCGGCCACCAAACTCCTTCACGACCTCATCGAGGACACGATGGAGTCTCGAGGCCACGCACGCCCGTACGACATCACATTCGACGACAAGATCGACATGCTCGTGAACAAGAACGTCTCGGTCATCTCCAAAGCAGACGAGCAGCGGTACACGCTCGGCCCGTGGTATGTGCCGAACATGGAGGACGCACACGGCGAGTTCACTGACGAAGAGACACTCCAAAGGTCACTGTGGGACTGGGTCCGGGCTGGCGACCGAACCATCTACCTTCAACACAGCGACAAGCCGGCCGGAGAGATGGTCGAGATCATGACCATTCCGTTCCCGATCGAGGCAGCCCTCTCGGTGCCCAATCAAGGCACCACGAAGTACGCCTTCCCAGCGAACACTCCATTCATGGGCACGGTGTGGGAACCGTGGGCGTGGGAGTTGGTCAAGGCTGGCAAGTTGCGCGGCTACTCCATTGGTGGCAAAGCGCGACGAATGGAAGCAGACCTACCGGAGACGTCGACGATCGGACTCTGAACAACAAGAAGCCCCGCGCCATGTTGACGCGGGGCCTCCTGTGGGGGACCTCAGGTTAGCAGGACGCGAAACCCATGAACATGTAGGTGGCCTCGGCAATCGGAACGCACAGAGCGTTGCCCCACTTGTCATTCCAGATTCGGTGCGTGTCGATTACCTGTTGAGGTGTACCGAACAAGAGCAGGTCACGAACCGCTTTGTACGCTCGCGTTTCCCAGACCGTCTCGCATTGA